CAACGAGAGAACCAATGTCAGGAAGGTCGTTTCCAACCTCGTCCAGGAGTGCAAACTGGACATTGTATTTAATGGTTATTCAGAAGCAAACTACCTAGTCGTCCAGAGATGGATAAATAGAAGGTTGTTGCCGATGAAGGAGAAAGGAATGAGAATGAAGCATATGGGAATGGTAAAAGCTGAATTCATGGCCTTAATATTTGTTCCTACCAGTGACGAGCTACACGGTAGGAGATTGTTCGCTTCTCGCCCAGTTCAGGAGAGACTCGCAGAGTCGACCACTAGGCATCTACACTTTGTGTGGAATAGCAGCACCTGGTTCATGCCCTGGTTCCGCCGTAGCGCGGTTCCTAGCATGGGCTGAGGGGGCCCTATTCTTAGACCTGGGGTGGAGTCTGGACGAAGTCCAGCCCCCTTCCATCCCGCTCTAAAGGTCAAGAGAAAGGGGAACAAGGAAGTCAAGGCACGGAGGACTTATGAGATGGTCGGATGCGGATCCGAGCACATCTACCGTGCATTCAATAGCGACATTAATGCGTTGGAGCGAGCTCTAAAAGAGCGGATGTTGTACTACAAGGACATGGTGAGTATAAGCCTGTACTCACCCCTTGTAAGGAAGCATTCACAACTGAGGCAGAACATTTCTTACGGCAATTCGAAGTTCTATCTACCTGGACCCACCCAACTACTTTGGACGACTTTGTGCGTTCATTTAGCGGTCAGAAAAGGAGAAGATATGAGATAGCGGCAGAAAACATTAAGAGGGGCATGAAAGTGCTCACTGATGTCAAAATGTTCCTGAAGTTTGAGACTTACAATCTCACGTTAAAACCCAATGCGAAACCCAGAGGAATATACCCACGTTCCGATGAGTTTCTCGTCGAATATGGCAGGCGAATTAAAGCTATTGAAAAGAAAATTTTTGGGGTCCTTGAAGAGATGTTTGGATATAAATGTGTCTTCAAGGGCCTAAATCAAGAATCGAGGGGAAAGCTACTATCATCATACTGGGGAGAATTTTCCGACCCTGTAGCTGTCTCTGCTGATGCCTCGGCCTTTGAGGCCTCCGTCAGCATAGACGCCCTTCGATTCACCCATGGAGTGTACAATCGCCTGATCCGGGGCGACAAACAATTCAAGAAACTGCAGAGGCAGACTCTTAACAATGTTGTTAGAGCCAAGACCCAAGATGGCTCTTTACAATGCAGACTATTTGGC